CATCATTGCTTCTGAAGTCAATCTTTGCACTAGCTAGTATTCTTAAATCACCAGTACCAATTTCTTTTATAAAACTATTATCACCATCATGGAAAATTTGTAGGTCGTTAGATGTACCGAATATGGCTTTCTTTCCATCTGCAAAATTAATTTGGTTTGGGTTTAAATTAATCTGTGTACCAGAACTACTAAAGATAGCATCAAGTGCATCTAAGTCAGCGTTAAGCGAAATACCCCAGGTATCCTCTGCTGCACCTGGTTCTGGTTTTGTTAAGTTTAGATTAGTTGTATATGTATCTGCCATTTAAGCTGCCTCTTGTTTGTCTAATTCAGTCCAATTTGTTGATGGGTTACTTTGATCTGTCCATGTTGCACTTGCAACTATCTGATCTGTCCATGTATCGTCTGGAACAATTATATCTTCCCATTTTAGACCACCAACAGCGACAAGGCTACTGGTTTGGTTGATCGTTGATGCGGCTGCAAATGTTGCTCTACCTGTTGCATCAAAGCCTGATGTTTGTGCAATGGTTGAGAAACCAGCTGCGGTAATAAATGCTTGCGAGTCAAAGCCTGATACTCCTGCAATCGTTGCATTAGCACCATGCGTTTTTCTGCCTATTGCACTAGCACCTGATACAGCACTTATAGTTGCAACTGCTCTATCAATTTGTGTACCAGTTGCAGTAAAGCCTGAAACAGCCTGTATGACTGCTGTGGTTACATCTACTTGTGTTCCAGTAGCGGTAGCTCCGCTAGTTGCTGATATGGTTGCTTCGGCTTGAAACGCAAGATCGTTATACTTTGATCTTGAATAGTAGCCTTTGTTATAGCCTATACTGGCCATGATGTTAAGCTAGTGTTACGTCTAAATCACCAGTATTGAATCTGAAAACATCCCCAGTACTAACAACTTTTGATGTAGTTAAGTTTGCGTATGCTAGTAAGTTGCCTGATGATGAAGCATCAAAGATACCAACTGCAACTACTGTTCCGTAGTCCGCTGTAGCTGTTGGATATTCTACAGCAGCTGAATTAGATGCTGTTGTTGGGTTAGTACCAGATACGGTAAATGCACTTGACTGTCTCACGTAACCACCGCCTGATACTTCAGTTCCACCGCCTGTATCAGTAGGTGCTACTGTGTATAAAGCAACATATAATGTTGATGGTGCTGAGTAAGCGTTACCACCAAATACATGGTCTAACACTTTATCTTCTAAATAATCGCTAAATCCTGCCATTTTTTCTCCTAATTATTTTTCCAAATGTAAGTATTTCTGCCTGACTTGCCATAAGTTCTTCGTCTTTGCATTAACGATCCTTTACCAAATTCAGCCTTCTCTTGTTCCATTCTCATCTCTTCTAAAGCTTTTTCAAACTGTGATGTGAATAAAGCAACTCTATCATCTTCCATAAGATAGATAGATGCGTGTTTTAATGCACCGTATAGGTATGCGTCTGGGTATGATGTAGAAATAAAATTACTTGTATTCGTATCACTCAAAGCATCTATAGTGCCATAGTATGTTAATTGTAACGTATAACTTGAGTCTGGTGTAGGTGCTAATTCAATTGTATTGTCTACTAAAGCAAAATATACAGGCAAACCAGTAGCATTATCATTACCTTTTCTGTATACATCCATTGATTCTATAGATTGTTGGAATAATGGTTTAAAACTATTACCATCAATTTGCACATTAATTGCTTCTAACCAATCGGTTGGTAATGATAAATACTGACCATCTGCTGTTGCAGTTGCTCGTTTAATCATATCTTTTACTCTAAGCCTTCTATTTAATTCTGCCTCTGTTGCATCAATAAAAAAATCTATTTGGTTAGTTAGATCAGATCTATTTAAAAAATTAGCAATATTAGTTTTTAATTCGTCGTATGTCATACTTTACCTTTCCATGTTCTAAACGGTTTGTTGTCTGAATGGTTTAACCAGTCTTTCCATTTTGCAGAATCTTGCGCCCAACCTTCTCTTAGCGCCTGTTGGTATATAACCATTGGAACTTCTGCTATATGCCTAAGATCTTTGCCTGGCGCTTGTTCAGACAGTTGTTTTACATACTTCAAAGTAGGATCAATATTCTGTTTTGTATGATATATAAACTTATCATCTTCTGTTGCAAACGAAGATTTAAAGTTTCTTTTATGATCTATTATTGTGGTTTTTGCCATGCTTAATTTTAGCACAAAAAAAAGGGATGCCGAAACATCCCTTAAAGTTATTGACTTAACTTATTAAGTGTTTAAGTCAGCAACGATACCGTGTGCAGCTTCGTTACCTACTTCTAAACCATACTCAACTAAAAGTAGCTTGGTCTGGGCATCTCCCACTGTAGCAATATCAACAGTTTTGAAGTCTCTTAGGTAAGAAACTTTTGCATACTCAGGATCTACTAATAATAGTGATCTGTCTCTACTAAAGTTAGATGGTACGATTTTAAGCTCACCAAAGTCTGATGCGTAAATAGAAACAGAAGCCTCTACTGTGTTTGCATCAATCATTTGTCTAGCTGAAGTTCTACCTGTAAAACCAGAGATAACTTGTTTGTTTACTGGTCCGCAAATTGCCAATGAAGGCTCGCCACCATTTTCAAAACAAGATTGTAAAACTGTTTTAAGCAAAGCTTCAGTTAAATCTCTTTGAGTACCGTCTGTTGGAGCAACACCTTCACCACCACTTGCGCCAGTAGCTCCTCTTGATACGTTAGAAGTCATCCAAGATTCAAAACCACCAGTTACCCTAGCTGTTGTAGAGTCACCAGTTGTCTTAGCACCTTTTTGACAAAGAGCTGTTTCCATATCTCTTTTCAAAGCTTTAGCCATAATAGCTAGTTGGTGCGCCATCTCTGCTCTTTTACCAGCAGGATCACTAGATTCTTGAGAACCTGATACTGTTGCATCTCTTTTTGAAATCATTGCAACGTTTACTTTCTTTGCTGTAGGAGTAGAAGCAGATGTTGATCCATCTAATCTAAATCCTTCAATTTCACCAGCAGCGTTTACTGTTGGTAGTGCTTCTGTTTGCCAATTAAAAACAACGTTCTTAATTGAGTTCTTTCCAATTGATGACATAAAAGGCGTAGATGTTGGAGAAATGTTATAAATAACATTGCTTAACTGTTCTCTGTTACCTTGAGCATCAAATGTACTAAATACATTATCTATTTCGGCCATGATATTTTCCTATGTTAAAAATTTATATTAATTGTTCAAAAACTTTAGCTGCATCCTGAACTTTTCCAGTTTTAGCTAATCGTTGTTTTGCTTTCTTTGCAGGAGTTACCGTGGTTCGTTTGTTTGTAGTACCAGGTCTTGCAACTCTAGCTGGTGCTTTTTGTGTTGGTTTCTTCTTAACATTTTCAGCGATTTTATCGCTTAACCATGCTTTTCTTAAACCAAGTAAAGCTCTCCAGTCATATACAGAGTTGATCTCTTCTTGGGTATATCCCAAGACGTTAGTTGCGTAATTTGCAATTTCAGCTTTTTCTTTACTGGCGACCTCTTGGTTCTGCCATTCTGGAATAACCTCAAGTAGCTTTGCCTGCCCTTCTTCAACTTGTTGTTGAATTAGTTTCTGCTGTTCAGCAAATGACTCCTGTTGAAGTCTTTGTTGTTCAGCTTGGACAGCTTCTAGCTTTTGCTTTTGTTCATCCCAAAGCTGTTTTTCTCTTACGTAACCAACTGGATCATCTTCATATAATCGTTGCCAGTCTGGCTCTTCACCCAAAACGCCCTTTAACTGGGCTTCCATTTTCGGTAACAACTGCGAATAGATCGCATCTCTTTGCGTTAACTCTGCTTGCTGCTGCTCAATAGTCTTACGCTGTTGAGAGAGTTCTTGTGTTTTACGCGTATAATCTTGCTGACGAGAATATCCGTTAATGAGTTCCTCTTGCGTGACTTCTACCTCTTGGCCATCTACCTTTACAGTAAATGTTTGAAGTTGCGGAGCTTCCTCTTCAACGTCTGTTTGTTCTTCTTCAACATCTTCGTCATCTTCCAACTCATCTATAATTTCTTGATCTATTTCATCTTCAACAAACTCAGAATCATCTTCAATGACCTCTTCTTCTGCTACATCCTGTTCTTCGACTGCATCTTCAACATTATCCTCTTGGGGTGTTAGTATACTTTCAAAAACAGACGCAGCTTTATCTGTGTCGCTTTGTAAAGCAGTCGGTTTTCCGTTATTGCTCATAAATACTCCTTATATGTATTTATAAGTATTTTATATCAAGAATGTATAAAAAGGGAAGTATTAACCAATATTTCTAATTTTCTTAATGTTTGCTTGGGTGAGCTTGCCTTTTTCAGCAATGATACGCAGATGCCTTTCAACCTCTGGTAATAATAGTAAAGACCTGTGTAAGTCTTCTCTGATCTTAACGTCATTGATATCTCTTGAGTTTAACCAATGCGTGATGTATTCGTTTTTTAAATTTTCTACTGCTTCTTTAAAAACATCTGACTCAAGCAATAATCTTGCTTGTTCAGCCTTTACAGCTTCTTCGTGTGTTACTGACATTATCTAAATAAGTTTATAGGTGGTAATGATATTCTTGATGACGCTCTATCGTATTGTGTTGGCTTCTCTACGCCGATACCAGGTGTTTGTAATAATGATTGTGGCTGTGCCTGTTCTACAGGCATTGCTGGTGTAGATAATAATGATGGAGTTGGTTGTTGCATACTGCCTTCTGCCATAATGTTTGCAATCGGCTGTTGTATAGACATAGGTTGTTGTACCCTAGCCATTGCTTGTTTTTCTATTGGTAAATAGTTTGGCTTTTGTGGCATAAAATAATTACCAGTATATGCCATTGGTGGGGTTTGTTGAAAGTTAGGGATCTCTCCCATTTGACCTAGTCTTGTCTGAAAAGCACCTTTGCTCATATTAACCTGTAATTAATTTATCCATTTTTTCGTCTAGCTTGTCTAAACGATCTATGACTCGGTCAATGCTGATTGTTAATTCAACTTTAGTTACATAATCTTTTGCAACTTCTTCGCGAGTCTTATTGAGTAGTATATCAACTCTTTTTAATTCTGTCGCGTTTGTTCTAATACCATGAATGATTGGTGCAATTACTAAAGTGATAATAATATTCCAATACATTAATGGATCCATTAATAACTCCAAATATGTGGTCTAGGTCTACCTTGCGAATCTTTAGATATATCAAGATGTATGAATCTTGCATTACCTTTTTGATTTACACCGATACCAGTAAAACCAAAGTCTCTAGCTTTAGATATAATTTCTAATGCTTGTTGTCCTCTAACGCCTATATCAGCTGCTAAACCTAAAGCATGTGTACCAGGTTTTGATTTTTTTCTTTCTACAGGATGATCTGCGCTCCTATAACCAGATGTGATTTTAAATGGGAATCCGCACTCTGTTCTTAGTGCTTGTAGTTTGTCTATAAGTTCATGTTCTATTTTATTTTCGCCAGTATGCTTACATGCAAATTCTTCTAACGTAAAATTCTTCCAACTCATTTTGTAACTCCTTTAGTTTTTTCAAATGTTCTAAGTCCACCAAGTCCTAGCATACCCATTAATACAGTCATTAGCGAACCCATGTCAAAAGTTGGTAAGTCAAATGATAGTCCAGCTGCTGATAGTCCGAATATAATAATAGGCTGTAATAAAAAGTGGTACAGCATAGCAATCCCACAAGTCCAGCCCACAAAGGGCCTCCAGCCCGCAACGAATAAGGATCTATGTCCAGCTTCAATCTTGTTGATCTCAATCTGTGCCATATTCGCTTTATGTAATTCTGTTTTGAGTTCATGGTTTAGTTTTGCTTGTAAGTCTTTATCTGGCACTAGCTTGCTGACAATGTCACCTACTGGTCCTATTAGTTTATCAATCATCTTTTTTATGTAATTTTAAAAAATACTCAGCATCTACTAATGCTAATGGTTTTGTTCTGTTTCTTTTAATTATAACCAAAGGTTCGTAATCTTTACAGTTCTCTTGCGATTGTTCGTATGCTTTCCACACATTAACAGCTTCTTGATTTTTACACTCTACTGAATATGGGAATTGTTTGCGAGATTGCACGCCCATGATGATATCTTCACCATTAGAACCCATTGGTCTTGATTCTAAATCTTCTGGATCAAATCCTAGTAGTTCAACAAGTTTGTCTACTACCCATTGTTGCAAAGCTCTCCCTTTGGCTTTTGCAGATGATGGTTTCACTTTTTAGTTTTTTTTACTTTTTTCTTTTTAGGCGGTCTACCTACTTTAGATCCGTATGTTCCTTTACCTCTTGGCATAATTACTCCTTATCAATTGTATAAATAGTTAAGGCTTTCTCTTTTCCTTTAACTTTTATTGGTTTTAATAATTTTAACTTAATTTTAGATTTATTTGCAGTAGATTCACCAATCAATATATCTACGCCAACTTCTTTAGTAGCCGACTCTAATCTTGCAGCTGTATTTACACAATCACCAATAGCAGAATAATCAAACCTAGTATTGCTACCCATGTTACCAATAACAGCAGTGCCTGTATTTATACCTATGCCTATAGCTATATCTAAATTTGCTTTACTCATGTCTTCAATTATTTTTATAGCAGCTTGCATAGCTTTTTCTTTATGGTCATCCATAGATATAGGTGCGTTAAATATTGCCATCATTGCATCACCAATATATTTATCTACCATGCCACCGTGTTCTTGTACCGCGTTAGATTGTATGGTCAATGCGTCATTCATAATCTTAGTAACTTCTTCTGGTTCTAACTTCTCACTTAAATTTGTAAAACCTCTAACATCTGTAAATAAAAATGTTGCTTCTTTTTTCTCACCGCCAAGTTTTAATAACTCTGGATTCTTTTGTAATTCTTTAACTTGTCTTGGATCTAGGTAATGCTCAAACTGCTTTTTTATTTGTTGACGTAATTTATATTGTTTTTTGTAGCTTAAATACAAAGCAATTGTAGAAATTAGTATTTGTGAGATAAAAGTCCATGAAAAATCCAACAAAATGCCTTTTTGAACGCTAAAAACGCCTGAGAAGCCCGTGGTGAAGAGTAAAATTATAGCGAGACTTATGCCCTTAACTATGCTGAGATAATTAATTACAAGCCACGTCAGCGACACAAAAATTCCAAAAATCAAAATTTCGGCTGATAAATGCCAGTCAGGAATCTTTGGTGAGTTTTCTAGCAAGATTGACTCAGATAATGCTGCTTGTATTCTATGTGGTTCTAATAAACCAACTGGAGTTGCAATCTGTGGCATGATACCTGGAGCAGTTACACCAACAAATACAAACTTACCAACAACATCCATTTCTTGTAAATTGGTTTGTGGTGTGTCTACCCAACTAATCCACTTACGACCTAAACTGTCGGTAGCAACTGGTGGCAATCCTTTTACTCTTATTTCTTCTATACCAAGATCATTTGTTTTTATTACATAGGTTTTTGCATCTACCAATGCTTTTAATACTTCTGTGCCAAACGCGGGTACATATCCATCTGGCGTTCTTAACAATAACGGTATTCTTCTTACTAAGTTATCTACATCAGTTGGTGCAGTTGCAATACCTTCCTGTGCATAAGTTGTTAATATCTTTATGTTTTGTATGACACCATTTGTAGTCATACCGCCTATATCATCACCGAGTATGACAGTTCCTGTTGTTGGTGGATAATTACCATTAGGATTTTCAAACATTGCTAAAACAGAAGTGCCATACTTTAATGACTCTGCTAAGTAAACATCACCACCCATCCTATCGGGTTGTGGAAAACCAATAACATAACCAGCACCTATAGCACCTTTAGCTATTATCTCTGTGTGTATTTGTCCTAATCTTTTTCTTGGTAACGGCCAACCACCTTCATTAGCAATATCTTCTTCTGTAATATTTAAAATAGTAAAGTAACCAGATGGTTGTTGCTTTGGTACTAAATAGTCAAATACCTTTAACTTTAATATTTCTGTAGGCGTTGACTGATATAACAAAGGCAACACTAGTATTATAAGTATGATGAATAGTAGTCGTTTCATTAATTGCTTTGAGTTATTTTTATAATACTACCAGTACCGCCATTAATTTTTACAACTTTAGACGCACCGTCTTGTATAAAGATAACTGTATAACTAGCTGATGAATCCACATCTATTCTAGCTGTATCGTTCACGTTACGCATAAGCGTTAATACCTCACCAGTTATATACGATGTTATTTGTGTGTTTAAGTCTTGCCCTAGCTGTGTACCAACAATGTTAGTTGACGTAGCATCTTGAGCAAGCTGATCTTCTTCTTGGATTTCTTGTAATGCGTCTATGACATCTAGCAAGTCTTCTAAAAAGTTTACATCAAGATAATTTATATCTAACTCTGTAAACTCTAGTTCTTGCTCTGAGTCTAACAAGTCTTCTTCTAAGTAATCTATATCTAAATCATCAAAGTCTAATATGTTTTTCTTTTTGGTTTGTATAGTTTCTTCTTCAGTTATTTCTTGCTGTGGCGGGTTCACAATAAGCATGTTATCTATCAACTCTAGTGTTAAATCCAATATAACTGGTTTGCTTGGTGACTTTTCATACACATCTACCGTTGTGGCTTCGTAGGGTTTGTTTAGTGTAACTGTACCCATAGCTGTTGTTACTAGGATCTCACCACTAGATAAACCAAATTCATCTGGTAGAAGTATTAGTAATGATCTTCCTACCTCGTCTACTGTTACGGTAAAGTCAGTACCACGTATAGCTATGTTTGCTGTAGGTGTTTTTAAATCTATATTGTTTTTATCTATTTTATTAAGACTACCTGTAATAAACCTGGCTGTGCCAAGACCAAAGGTAATAGCCATTTTAGATTTACTAGGGTTAGGATCAAAGACGTATTCATCTATAGTCAATTGTGAGTGTTCAGTTAGCTTAACTTTAGAATCATCTAGGAATGTAATAGCCATACGACCATTAGATGTAATGGCCTCATCGTTTTGCTGTATATCAAACGACTCTGTAGCTTTATATGGTTTATCTCTTACAACTTGTGCAGAGCCAGTTAGCTCAGATATGTTTCCTACATCAACAGCTTGTGCTTGTTCCGCCGTCGCTTTGAACGACGCAAACAGTACCGCTAGAGCCAGTAGAGTTAATCTGTAACCAATCAGCAGCAAGAGTTGATGACTGTATGATGTTGAATGTTCTACTGTTTCCTGTTTGGTCGAGATAGAAGTACCCTCCTGCATATCCACTTCCTGTAAAGTTTACTGTGTTGCTATCTCCATCTACATCAACATAGCTAGTAGCACCATCATAATTAATATCAAAATCAAAAGTATTACTGTCACCATTGATTATCCAATCTAAGTCTAGGTTTTCGCTTAACGCACTTGTACCAGTATCTAACGTGAATGTGTTAGAGCTACCTGTAACATCAACATTGTAGTCTGATCCACTAATACCATAAGTGTCTGTTGGATCTGCTTGTATAGTAAATGTATTACTGTCACCATCAAATTCAAAAAATCCTGTAATGTTGTCACCGTAAATATCACCAAGGAATTTATTTGTATTACCTATCTGGTTGATATCTAGTGTTAAATTAATACCGTCAAGATCCAATGCTGTCAATGTACCAGCTATAGAATTAAGACCGCCTATAATATTAGATGAGCCTAGTTGCTCTAAGTCTATGTTTGCTGTTGCACCAGCTTGCTCTACAAATATCTCGTTGTCAGCCGCGAATAGCGGTAAGACAATCAGTGTCGCAATCAATTGTTTTAAATTCTTCATAACTCCAATATCCTCTAGTTTTTCCTTCTTTTATAGTTTGTAAAACAGCAGTTTCTATCGCTGTTTGTAGTGCTATATTGATTGACTCGTTTCTGACTAAACCGTTCTCTACTTCTACTAGTTCGGTTGAATCACTAATAAAACGAAAGATATCTTGATCTATAGATGCACTTAATATCGTTTTAGTTACTAGTACTTCTAGTAATACTTTACCCGTACTCACAGATACGGTACGTAAGGAGATGGTAACTGTATCTTGTTTGTACTGCCTAGACATTCCTATTCCAAGGTATCTAGCTCCAGCACCTCCACTCTTTACGTTACTTTCGTATGATATCACGCCACCTTGCATTATTAAACCCGCGAACATAAGTGGTTGTAATTTGGTATCTTTTTTAAACTCTTGCCTGGTACTTCTTATGATTTGTCTTTCTTTAGTTACATGGTCTAAACCTACACGCTCTACCACTTCAAAAAAACCATCATTATTGCTACCAGCATGTTTCAACGCTCTTATTAAATAAGCATCTGGGGCTTGTGTTACAGCAGAACTAAAAGTTGCGTACGTACTATTACTTCTACGTTGACCAGTTTGGTCTGTGAACGAACCAGCATAAATTGCTACTACTGGTTTTGTTTTGTTGTTTGTTTTTATGTTAGCAAGTTCTGGAACTAATAATGATCCTATCTCTGGCTTTTCTATTTTTTGTAGTGGTGGTAGATTGTTTTCTAACGGATCTATTATTATCGCGCAACTAGAAAGTAAAGTTGCCAACAGGTAAAGATATAGTCGTTGTATCACCATTAGAATCCGTTATTGTTAAAGTTATTATACCGTCAACAACATTATACTCTATAGTGTTACCTTCTAACTCTAAAATACCACTGGTGCTTGCAGTTTCACCAAATAAGTTTTCTACTAGCTGTCTTGATAGCTGTGCATAGATTCTGCTTTCCAAGTTTCTAATAAACCTAGCTAGTGTAGTATTTTCTTTATCTCTTTCTATCTCGTCTTGTAATGCTTTGATCTCTGCTTTTAGAGTCATCTTTCTAGTGTGCATTTGGTTTTCTATAGTCAAATAGTGTGCAGATGTACCAATACCAGAGAATGACGGTGACTTAAATTTATGTACCATTTCATCTGCTGATACAGATAAACATAATACCAATAAACTAATCTTTCCTTTTGTCATTTCTTTTTGCTTTACCTATTTTGTTAGTGTCTATTAATTGTGGTACACCTAACATGGTTTTAATCATTGTGTCTTGTCTGATAATCTCGTTATCTAACGACCTGACTCTATCTATCAATGCTACAAGAATACCATGTTGTGTGTCTAGTTTTGTTCCTAGTCTATCTTCCATAGCTGTGAGTGATGTATTAACCTTATCATCTACGGTATCTAATTTAGTTTCCATACCATCTATAATTCTGTTAATCAGTTTCCATACGAACATACCTAAACCTATAGCCGCAGCTACAGGAAAACCTAACTCGGTTATTAAGGTAACAATGTCGTTCATTTAGATTTTGTTAATCTGTCTTCTGTTTTTTGGAATGACCGTTCTAAAAATTTGTCTATAAGATAACTTATAAACTTCACTTCTTTTTAGCTGTTCTTTTTGCTTTCTTAAAAGCACTAGCTTTAGGTGCGCCTTTAGTTCCAGGCTTTCTCATTTTCTCATTAGAACCAGCTTTGATTCTTTTTCTTTTTGCATGTATGTTTGCGTATAGTCCTTTTGGCATACTTATCTCCTTACCATTTTACTTTGTTAGCCCAGTAAGCTGCTGACAACTTACCCTTTGCGATATTCTTAGCGTGTCTCGCTTTAAATGATTTTCTTCTAGCTTTGCCCTTGGCAGTCATAGGGTTTTTACCAGCGCCACTAACACCTTGTTGACCAAAGCGAATTAATTTAATCCTGTCTCCTGACTTTGCTAGAACAGCGTGTGACTTTGTTTTATGGCCAGGTGTACGTTTAGGTTTGTTATAACCCGCGAATTTTTCGCCTCTATATGTTAATGCCATAACTTATTGTATAATAATCGGATGGAGAACAAAACATTTTATTTTGAATGGGAGAACAGCCCAGCGGTTTTAATGCCTACAGGCAGAAAAACTTACTTTGGTTATTTTATAAAAGATAACAACTGGGAAACCGCTAACGCCTTACAAATTGGAGATTTCTTTGATGATGGGGAAATATTAAACAAAGGAGAGTTTGATAAAAGATTTGGTGGTATAGGCAAAAAACTTCCTAAATTACCAACTTAATTATTTTATGGTAACAATTCTTTTTTTAAAAGATGGATCTATCTTTTTACGAGCTTCATCGTATATTTTTCTTTGTATATTAAATAGCTCTGTTTCTTTTTTAATTAAATCTTCTGAAACCTCTTTGCCTTGAGATAGGGCTTTTTCCCTTAAAGATCTTTGTATTGTGTAATATTTATGAGTTTTATCAGCAGCCTCCGCCATTGGTTTTGATATGAGTTGAACCTCTGCTATAACTGAGTCACCAGCATCGTCAACGTATTTAATTTTTACGCCCCTGGATTGAAATCCAGTGTTTTTGATAAGTTTTTCGCCCTCGTCTATAACATCATATTTTTTATTTAATTGTGCAACGACTTTGTCTGAGTCAGCAGGCTTATTAACATAGATCCTGGTTCTTATTCCATCTGTTATCTTTTGTACGTTTCCCTGTTTTCTTAAAGCTTTGTCCTGGATGCTTTCCAAAGACTTAACCTCAACATCAATGGTTTTACCACCGGACATTTTAAATTTAGGTGCTTTTTCTAATCCAAGGTTGTCAGCTATAGACTTAACTTCTGCCTGAAACCCTGGGTTTAATTTAGTGCTTGTGTTGTATAAATCTTCTGGGCTTTTTATTGCAGCCTGGGTGGATGTTATAAAATCTATCTCCTGGCTTTTAGGAATATCTGGAGTGTATAAGTATTGTTTTTTACCTGGAACAGATTTTAGTAAACCAGAGCCAACTGTTGCTGCTGCTTTGGCTGGAGCGCCTAAAATGCCAAGCGCTTCTATCGGGGTATCTGGAACAATAAAATCTTTCATGCCTCTACCTAATTTTTGTAAGTTGGCTATGACTGGATCTGGAGAATATTGTTGTCTTTTTATCTTTTCAAGATCCATTGGGGATAATGGAGCTGCAATACCTGTACGATTTGGTGGGCTTAGTGGCTTGGAATAAGGAGTGGTTACTCCTGCCTGCAAAATTTGATTCAACTTATCCATTACTTTTTCTTTCTAGGTCTGCCTCTTTTTTTAATTACAGGAGCTGGCTTCATTAGATTGTCTAGCCAAGTCCAAAATTTATTAAAATATTTTTTCATTAGTGTATCGTCCTTTCTTCATAATATATTATTTCAGAATCTTCTGTCACTTCACCACCAGACATTAAAGACATTATCTGCATAGCGTGATTTCTATTTCTTGCTTTAATTTCTTTACCAACATAAACCATATCGTCAACAATCACTTCAATATCAAATATTTTGTGGTGGGACATTGCCTGTAAATAATCCTTGAGCTTGAGCTTTTGCATTTTGTCTTATTCCTTCTCTGTCTCTTTCCATTATTGCATTGATCTCTGCGACATTAACCTGTGCGCCGTACTTAGCTTGCATCTCTACAACCTTAACTTTAAGCTGTGCTTCTTCTATGTCTCTTTGTCTGTCATCGTCCATGATAATCTTCATTCTGTCTGTTTCAGCGTCGATCATTGCCTTCTGTGCGCTAACTTGTGCCTTCATTGCTTCGGCCTGTGCAAGCATTTCAGCTGCATCTGGCTTCTGTTCTTCTGGTTGTTGCGGTGGCATTGGTGGAACTTCTGGATTTATGAAGGATGATGAGTCTTTAAACCCAGCCATTTCTATCATTTTGGTCAATGTATTAGCGTATTGTTGCATTGATACCAATGGATTCTGTGGTCCTAGCAATTGCATGATTTGTTCTTGTTTTTGCGCTACATTTTGTAGAACTGAGAACTTTTCTTGATCTGAAGACTTAGATATCGCTACATTTACAATAATATCTTTGTCATTATCCCAGTATCTTGGATCTACTGGTACGAATTTGTTGTTTAATCTATACACATCTTGCGCGTTTTGGTGCTTGATAACCAAGTTATTAACCGTTTTGAAGATATCTTTGAGGCCACCTTCTGCAAAATGTCTGCATATCAGCTCTACTCTTCCTTGTGCGCCACTCATAGTAGCCGAAACAGCTTGCGAGGTGCTAGATTGTAGAGCGTCTGCGTTGAGGCCAGCTGATGCTTTAGATACGCCAGTTCTATTTTCTTTGGCTTCGTCTAAATATCCTAATACTGGGAACGCTTCTTTACCCACAAACGGCACGGCAAATGGTTGTACCATTCCTGGCGCACGCATCCTAATAGGTTGCCCTATGTCGGTGTTTAATACATCATCAATATTAACTTGTCCTTCAACAATACCCATGCGTGGGAAGATTGAATGACCTAGTGAGTCTAAAGTGTCACGCATAATTTGTGACTTAGCAGCTTGTATAGGTTTTAGATAATCAGCTGGACATGAACCTATAGCTGTGTGCGGTTCTGGATCAGGACAGAACATACATATTGGTAGTTCATCCCATGGTTCTACATTTACAACATGTAAGCCGTTGCCGATACTACAAACTCTAACGCGTTCGTCTATACCGTCACCATCAAAATCATAGAACAAGTAATGCTCTACATATAAAACATCTTTTCCGCCAGCATCGTTTCTGTCTGGGTATACCATGTTATCAAATGGGTTTCTTGCTTCTATCTCTTCAAAAGCCTCTGGATCTACCGCGCTTCCGCCGTAGCCAGCATGTTGTTCTACTTCCTCTTGGTCGTAGCCCATTGCCACCAAATCAGAAACCGACTTAATCATTCTGTGTGCAACGTAAGATGCTGATTCAAGATCGCGTGCGTGTCTTGATATTAATACTTCCTCTGGTGGTATCGCTTCAATACACACTTGGTTTTTTTGCTTGAGTCTTCTAATAGTAAGATCATAGCTTGTTGGTATTTCTTGGGTTATCTCCTCGCCACTAACAGGATCAAGGGTAGTAATACTTTCGGTAACAGAAGACTCTTCTACAATTTCTACATCTTTGTCTATGATAAGCGCTTGGTAGGATTGTGGATCTAAACCTGTGTATTCGTGCGTGGTAGCTTTGACTGTATCATCCCAAAACACTTTGACAAAACCAGTCTTTCTAACGAGCGCATCTTTAAACGCATCGTATAAAACTTGGAAACCATTATTTTTTTGTTGGATAATATAATTAATATAATCGGTTTGCTGTTCAGCAAGTTGGATATCCTCTGGACCTTTAGGTACAAATTCTACAACTTTCTTAGTACCAAAGAATGTACGCATGATAGACGGCAACATAAACAATATGCTTTCTCTAACATCAGTAGATATAAACTCTGACTGTAGCGAGCTAGTTCCTTCTGGCTCGTTGCCTAAATAATATTCTGTTGACTCGGCTCTGTCCGAACCGACCTGGTGTATGAAATCACTAGCGTCATCCATTTCGGATTTAATAACGCCGACAAGATTTTCCATGTTGGTTTCTTCTGACACCTTTACGGACATTTCTTCTTTGTATTGTTTTGCCATAAATTACCCTATTCTGATTATCCTAGATTTTAGTGGTTTCTTGAAATTATAACCTAAAAAGTTAACGCTTCCACCAAAACTTGCAGCGGAGGATGCCATGGTCAATGCAAGTGCATCTGCTTTGTCGGGTGATTTAATTCCACGCTTACGCATTTCATCTTTTGATTCTATTTTTATTTTGCCAGTAGACGTATATTTATAAAGGGGTGCAGCAAGTTCTGCAACGAGTTCATCGTCTTGTGGTAGTCTGCAATCACGTTGCGTTAACCAGTCTTTGATCGCAAACCATAATTCCGCGCGTAGGTTTAAATAATTTTTTTTCGTGGCGGGTGCTTCTGCGACATTGACTCCGCGCACGGGCAAGTTCTGCTCGGCGAGTCTGTCGACCACGCCCGCGCCTAGTCCGATTACATCTACTAGTATTTCTTGCGGTTGCTCTATATTGGTGCATTCGTCGTACATATTTTTTATCACACCGCATAACTGCATCAGATCCATAGACTTAAATGACTTAATACTCATTACATGGTTACCTTGTCTAATACATAGCGCGGAGTTATCACCGCCGAATCTTGCGACATCCAATCCCCATATAATCGGTGCGTTAGCTGTAAGTGATACATCCCTATCAATCGCAGCTTTAACTAAACTCATTGGTATTACGGTATCATCATCCGCAGATGGAAACTCACCCATCACCTCCACGCGCGCGACGGTGGAATCTTCGCCGTACTGCTCAATCATGCTTTGGAAAAGCTTTTGGTCTGTGCCTTCAACCGTGCGTGAGTCTATTTGCACGTTCTTCCAGAAGGATTGTTTAGAGTTAAAGCTGTCGTAGAATGGCCCTGTGTTTCGGCGTGGGTTGGAAAAAGTAAACCAGTATCTATTACGCGTTGGCTCGGAGAAGAATCCTTCTGATACAGAATAGATAGGAGCTGGGATACCAGATGCCTCGTCCATAATTAAGCAAACACCATAAGAAGAGTGAATACCCGCGAACGCGTCTGGGTTTTCCTCGCTCCATAATTGTGCCTGGGCGTAGTAATAACCAGTATCTATTTTAAGATCGTTAATTAATGCCTCTTCAAACCAAGGTGCTGGTTTTATGGTTGTTGCTGTTTTATGAAACCAATGTGAATTTATTGATAGCGTTAGCCACTTACCTAACTCCGCCCAGGTTCTTGATCTAAGCTGTTGTTCGGTGTTAGCGGTAACAATAATGGTTGAACCAAGCCTGGTAGATAACATCCATAGAATGATCCATGCAACTAGTGCAGATTTACCAATACCACGACCAGAGGCTACAGCAAGTCTAAACATCTCTGGTAAGTCTAATACATTGTTACGCTCAATGTGTATTGCCATTTCTCGTAAAATTTTTTCTTGCCACTTCCTTGGTCCTTTAAACTCTTCAAGGGGGGTGTCTTTCTGTCCCCATGGGAATACATACTTAACAAAGTTTACTGGGTTGTCTTTGATTGGTCCTGACCATAGTTCGGTCATCAACTCGCGCTCTTGTTTTATTCCATATTTCATATTAAAAAAAATTTTAGTTCATTAGTTCTGTATAAGAATCACCCGCAATAGAAAAAAGGGGGGGGGCTAAATACTGATTTTCTTGAGAGAGTCGCATGGTTAAAAAATGAAGCTTAAAAAACTATGCTTGTATCTAACCCCGTTATTCATTCACGCTCACGTCCACGCTCGCCCGCTCTGACGAAAGCTTTTTAGTTCCCGCGCTGCTTGGCTTGTGGTCAATCACGCGCGCCCGAGCTTGCGTGAGTACGTCGCCCAGGTTGAGATTATGTTCTACCGTCTGCTTGTCTGCCCAGGTATCGCGGTCTGCTGATTTGAGGTAGAGCTGGATGCTGTTGAAGTCGCCGTCCTGGATCTTCTCCATGAGCTTTGAGGTTGCGAGCTGAAGTCCCTTCGCCTTGCCAGCGTCCAATCTCTCCTTTAATTCCGAATTTTTTTTGTTTCTATGTTTATTAAATGTGTCCCAGCCTATCCCTAAACTCCTACAAATATCCATAATTCCCATATTAAGAGACGCTAGATATTCAACACGATCATAGTCAATGACTATAGGTTTTCTTCCTCGTTTTTTTGGCATTTTCTCAATCATAATCCGATTAATTATAGCTTAAATACAAGATTGTTAGCTATTTATTACTATTAATTAGTGTATAGGTGTTGACAATAGAGTAGTATAGTGTAATATATAAATGTGGTTGTTAATTTAAAAGGAGGAAATAATGACTATTATTTATAACAAGGATGCAGCTGACAACGCTGTTACAGTTGACAATTATCCCTGGGGATACAAACTCAAGACCAAGAGAAAATATTGGATTGAGACAACCAAGAGAGGTGACAGGCTTTGTTACCAAACTCTAAATCCCAAGACTGATAAGTGGTGCGCTGTTAAGAAAAGCACTTATGCTGGTATCAAAGTTCTTTACGAGAACGAGGATGGACATATCAAGACTTACACGCTAGATCCTGTCTGGGATAGCAAAGAATGGCTTGCTGAGTTCCAGGAGATTGTTGATATTGCCAAGTTGACTGATGCTCAAAGAGCAAAGATATGTGAAATGAAAACAATACACCATGTAAGAAAAATGGTTGATGTTCAGATTGTCAATACAACAATGATGGATGATGAAGAGATAGCCAAGAGAGATGCTGAACAAGAAGAGATAACAAATAAACTAACTAACTACGCCAACCATGTCTATGGTAAGTGCCTGGTTAAAAACAACATAGGAGGATAGGTTATGAAACCAATTGGAGGATATACATTATTTTTTGCAATAGATAGACTTGAAATGACAATTGAAAACATCAAGTTTCAAAAAGGCCAGGTCTTTGATGATGATCTTGAGAAGCTTGAAATGATACTTGAAGCGTTAAAAAACAAGGAGGATAAATAATGGAATATAAATTCTACATAACAGGCAGCCATGGATACCTGGTTGTCAAACACAAAGAACTAGAAGATCTAGGCATAGCCAACAAGATCAGCCCGTTCAGCTATCAAATGGGTAACAAAGTTTACCTAGAGGAAGACTGTGACGCTTACATGTTTATGAATACTTACAAAGAGGTCAAAGAAGATCCAATGGTTATTGACTGGATACACAAGGAAATACCAAAAGATAAAATGACCAGATATGTGGAGGGAATTGCATGAAGATATTTGTTGATATGGACGGAGTACTAGCTGACTTTATCAAAGGAGTAGAAGGGCCAAAGTTTTTAAACGGCCCTTTAGATCCAAACATGTATGACTTTAGAAAAAAGGAACTAAGTGATAAAGGTTTGTTTTTAGAGTTACCAGTGTTACCAGGTACTCCAGCTCTAATTAAATACATCAAGGATACTGGCCTGTACTGGGAGATCCTAACAGCAACAGGTGATGTCAATAGAAAAAGAGTTGCAGCTGATAAGAACTTTTGGATTGGTAAACATATTGATCCAGGAGTACTTGTAACATGCACCATCAAAGGCAAACATAAAGCAGCTTATGCCAGGGAGGATCACATATTAATTGATGATAGAGCGGACAACATCAACGCCTGGATACAAGCTGGTGGTATTGGGATCTTACACAAAGAAGCCCAGGACACCATAAGAAAACTTGAATTAATAGTGTAAAAGAGTAGACATGTGCATATATAATGTTATAATTATAGGGTAATGAGGTTGTTAAATAAGGAGGAAATAATGACGACAGTAACTAAGTTGGTTGATGAAAAAACGGGTGCGCCAATAAACATTGGTGATAAGGTAAAAACATTCAGGGATGAAACTGTTACTATTACTGGTTGGGATGCCTATGGTAGAAACAGAGTCTACTACACCTATGAAGACGGCTACGATGTCACAATGGAAGGTGGCAAGTATGCTGGTGTTGTGGGTGCTAAAATTATTTGGGAGGTAGTGTAATGAACTTATTAAAAAAACTATTCAGAAAACCAGCCAGGCGTAAAGCTTGGCACGGTTCATATTTAATTAATCATTTCTTAAAGAACTAGGACCAGTACATGAAGATTGACAGGCGCAAGATCCCGCAGCATTTAAGACATTTAACCAATAAACAATTAGATTTACTAATTCAACTATTTAAGGCAAGACTATGACATTTGACCAGGCATACGCAAAATACAGAGCGCACATGGTAGACAATGGAATTACAGGAAGTAATACCTACATTTCAAAGAAAGCCTCTAAAACGAACACAGAAGGCGCGTGGTTGCTTAAAGACACAGACAAGGACAACATAGCCTATGTAGACAAACATGGCGTTACAAGGCTTTAGAATGAACACAGAAGAGATAATGAGACAAATGAGAGAAAAGTACGGCTTGAAAAACATTTCTGGTTGGAACAACGGCTTGACACCAGAGAAGCTATTAAAAATAGTATCTAAAGACGATAGATCTAAGCTTTATACAGCTTTTAAAAAAGATAAAAGATATAATCACTTAATTAACGAGGAGTAACTAATGGCGGGCAAGGGCAGCAGACCAAGACCAATACCAGACCGTAAGAAATACGAGTCAGAATTTGATAGAATATTTGGTAAACGTAAAAAGAAAAAAGAAACAGGTAAGAACAAAGATAAGACGGGTTGATCTTTTAGATTAATCCATCCACGAGCGCGCACGGGATACTCCCCCTCCTCAACAACCTTCCGTGTGCGTTCACCTACAGAAGATCCACTAACCCCACTAATAAAAAATGCTTCTTACCACCAGGCTGCGACTTCCTTAATCGCTTCTGCTCACCCTCTAACACACACCAGACCACCTCTTTGTCTATCAGCTCAGTCATAGCTCGCCCAGATGTTTTCCTATTAACACCAGTCATCTTTGCATAATAACTAATCGCATCATGGCTGCTCCAGGTTTCATATCTCCACCGCTCGCACACGGACCAGAGAATCAATTTGGCACTTACTGACAAATCCGTTCTCCCGCACTCACGCCTGTACCAATCCCAAACCACTCCCCTGGCTCTTACAAAATCACCCTCGCGTCTTGCTAGCTCTAACGGGACAAACACTCCCGCGCGCTCCCGCTCGCTCGTGTGTGCCGTGATCCACCAGTGATCTTTGCTTACAGGTTTAAATCTTTTGTACATATTTCCTCTCTCTTGAAAGCTGAACCCCCTCAAGGGGTTCGCTTTCTCTATGTATAATTTTATTATACGGATATATGGGAGTGTTCTACTAGAGTTATGTCCCTAACTTACTCAAGGTATGTCCCTAACTTACTCAAGGTATGTCCCTAACACTCCCTATGGTTATTAAAAATTGTCATATAAATTACTGGTATCTAGCGGTTCATTTAATGGCTCTAACACACCGTTGCGTCTGAATAATGTTTTAGAGGAATAGTCTACGCCTCCGCTGTTGGATTTTACTAGCGCGCCTCTAACCACCGCCATTCTATCGTAAGGCACATGTTGCTCTTCACAAATCCTTTCACAATCCTCAACACTTGCCAGTGCCATTACAAGAACAAATCTTATTGAGTCCACGAGTGACGATGCGCCGCGCACGCTGGTTCTCTGAACCATTGAATCATCTGAGTCCACAGTCAAGCCTTGTTTATTTAAGTGGTGAATAGTTAGCGTGCAACAGTTTAACCTTGCGCTGATGTTTGCACAGTAAGATCCCCAAAGCTGTCCCGCCTCGTTACTGCTTGATACGTTACCAGTAGTGAATGCCTGGAGCGGATCAAAACAAACCAACTTTAAATCTGGTATAACTTGCAGCTCCTCAACCAAATCTTGTGCAAGCTGAGTGACGCCCTCTTCCTTTAACAATATCATTGGTTCTTTTTGCTCTGGAACTGGAAAAATATAAACATCATATTCACTTTTAAACCTGTTGCCGTTTGGATCTAATAGATCTAATCTTCTGTGGATCTCTGGTATATCATCTTCAGCTGAAAACAAAATTACGTTTCCATGTTCCTTAACATCTTTACCCCACCAACGGCCACCACCGCAAGCTATTCTTAATGCCAGTTGAATTACACTCAAAGACTTTCCAACGCCACCTGACGCTGCTAACAGTCCAGGTTTACCCATTGGTATTAATCCATCCACTAAAAATTTTTGTGGTTCTGGCTTACCGACTAGGTTTCTGATCGCGTATTTTTGTATGCCTAACTTGTGGTCCATGAGTTCAGCTTTAACTTTATCTAAACCATGCCTTAGATATAAATCATTGTAATCACCACGTTCGCTGGGCAGACGCACGGCCACGTTGGGTATTGCAGTTGCACATTCCTGGGCTTTCTTTTCGCCCACTCCATTGTCATCATGGTCCAAAGCCAAAATAATTCTAGCACCCGTTAACCTGCGAAATTTAGAGACTGCATCCAATGTAAAATTGGCACTAAAAACGCAAGCCACGGGAATTTGGGTAGCTTCATATATTGTTGCGGATGTTGAGTAACCTTCAGCTACTATCAACTTTTCACAACTTGCTAGTTCATTGAATGTAGTTCCAATTAAAAATACATTACCTTTAATTTCTGACGATGAAGCAAACTTTTTGTTACCTTTTTTATCGATATACTGTATAGATCTTATCTGACCTGTAGTAGAATACACGGGAACAATCAAGCTATCGTACGATTGTTTCAACCCATAGTTTTTAACCTTTTTATTCGTGAGATATTCATGTTCAATAACATTTTGACATTTATCAAATTTTTCCCTTATCTCTATAGCCACCTCATCCTGCCTAGCCTTCCGCTTAATACTCTCTTCTTTCGCAGCCTGCTCCATTTTTTTCTGTAAGGCTTCTCTATCAACCTGGCTTAATGTAGAGGAACTAACAGAACTCCACTTACCCTCAAAACCAGTCTTCCAATTACCATAAGTGGCAAAGTGATGGCCATTGAATGTATTGACTACATACCAGCCTGATCTAGCGCCACCTAAGTCTGGCTTCATTCCTGGTAACGCTGTGGGTACTCTGACTATTTCTCCAGACGCTTGTAAATGATTTACCTGCAAGCCTTGCGCCTGCATCTCATTCATTAAATCATTTATTGTTTTTGTTTCTTTGTTTTTTGTTTCAAATAATATGTTTCTATCGTTGCAGTATTTTTTTAGATCCATTTAAAGCTCTCTCATCATCTTCTTTGGCTCTGGCGTTAGCCCAGTTTAGATATTCTCTAATAATTGAAACAAATACTTTTTTTCTATCTTCACGTTTCCATTTGTGTAATGGATTTTCTTTGTTAGCAATTAATAATTTTTTATATAAGTCTTTGGTGGATGCTATAGCGTACTCGGTACCAATGTCATTAAGTTGCGCCTTATTTGGAAGGCGTTTGCCTTCTTTAATTTTGTCTAAATGAGCCATACAGCATGCTCCAATCCAGTTGTTGTTATCTTCGTACAAAAATGGCCCAGCTGGGGATTTACAATATCCACAAAGCGTGGGCCTATCTTCCTTGAGGCTAAAACGGCGCGTCTTCGTCATCGTCTACCGTTGTTGATCCCATTTTTTCAAGATCAGCAGCCGATGGTGATGCTTCAATCGGTTTTTCGCTTACCGTTTTTTTCTTTTCATTAGCGGGTTTCCATGTTTCTCCCCACTCATGGTCAACTTCAAAATAGATGCTGTCTTGCTTTTGTTTAATAAGAGCTGTGACACTTTTACCCATAAAAGCAGATTGAGTGTCATCTGGAAGTTCTTGCAAGCCCATTGCTTTACACATAGCTAACAAAGATTTTAAGCTGTTTGTTACAACGCTTTCTTTTTGATGCTGCATGTGAAACATAGCATCTACAGTTTGACCAGTATCAGCTACTTCAAACTTAATACTATAACCTTCCCAGTTAGGGTTGGTCTTACTTATCAAGCCTTCTTTTTCACCGTAATAGTGCAAGACGTATCTTTTTGGTTCTAAACTAACCTTGCCGTCAGTTTCTAGGTTTACATTATTATATTTACTTAAGTCCATTATTTTTCTCCTCTGTTATATCCAACATTTATATTCAACGCAGTCATCCTCTTTAGATCCGCAGTAGTTACAATAACCATCTGTGTATTGTGGATCTTCACCAGTATCAAACTCGTTGTATTCTTTTAAAATTATTTCGTTCATTTCAACATCTCCTTTCTAATAGTTTCCCAATCCATTGGTATTTCATCTGGAAGGTTGTATCTGTTTTTAGCTAAAAAAGCTGGCTCTTCATTGGTGTATACAATTCTGTCACCGCTGACAGTTTTAGTAGTCATACCGCCGCTTTTACCTTGCACCTTAACAGTGCCAAGTTTTTTTGCTGCAAAGAAACATGCGTCTGAGTGTTCTAACAACAATGCCGCAGCTTTTCTATGCAATTTAAGTGAGTACCTATCATAAGGCTCTATTCTAGGATCTTCTACTTTTCTAACTTCACTGTGGCATATCTGGAATATCATCATACCTTTTTCTCTTAATACATTAAGAGCGTCAATGTACTTGCGCCAGTAGTTAAGCGTTTCGGTATAGCCCTTTCCGAAACTTGGTTGATCTATTGATTTCCAACCGTTGTCCTGGCAAGCCTTTTCCCATAATAAATTCTCTAACCAATCAAGAGAATCAATACATACTGTTTTATAGTCATGTTCCTCGGTGGCTAGCTCGTTTAGATTTTCCATTACGTCTTGGTAAGTCTTACAACGAATGTTGTCCATTTCTATTTTACCTAAACCATCTTCGACATCTAATAAGATAGGGTTTTTAGTTTGTGAAGCTAAGAATGTTTTACCAACAGCTGGTCCACCATGTACGATAATTCGTGGTGGTTTCTGCTTAGATTTTTTTCGTATATCAGCTAGACTCATTCTGCCACCTCAATTACTGATTCGTTTTCTAATGACTCTTTTAGTCTTCTTGAGTACTCAGCTCTTAATATGTCAAGCTTCTCTACTTCAAAATTAGCATTACCAACAAATTCATTTTTTTGTTTTTCTAGTACTGCTAATTTGTTATACAACAAACCTTGCTCATCATTAAGATCGTCAAGATTATATTCTTGTCCACCCTCTTCAAAGCTAAAGGTTTTTACTTCTTCGTTATTGCTCATTTTTTTTCCTTGTTATTTTGTTTATATAAATCGCAAATGCTTCTCGCGTTGCACCAGCGACAGTGATCCCCGTATACATATACAGGATTTTCTTCTTCGCACGCATTAACAGCGGGCTGTAAGAAATCGTAGGCCCAATCTACTAAATATTCAGCAGTTGTAACCCATGTTTTTATAGGGCCGCCGCCCCATGTAGCTCTAGGTTGTACGATAGTAATCTCAATTTCTGTGTCTTCACTACCATATCTTGATAATGCGCCTAGGGCATATATCATTGCTTGTTTGTTGTTGTCTGGGCTGACAGGAAACTTACCAGTTTTAAGGTCGATAACGCACATTCTCTTAGGGGTTACGATTAGCGCGTCAGCATAACCGTATAGATTGTCTGAAATCTCTTCCAGCCTAACCTTTTGTTCAACAAGCAGTCTCCCGTCAATTTCTTTTGTACGATTTTGAACATAATTAACGTAGACTTTCGCGCAATCTATCATGTCTTGATCTACTTCTATTTCAAAATCCTCAACTAATTCTTTTTTACCTAACCAATAGTCTTCTAAACTAACATCTACTATGTAACCCTTCAACAGCTGCTCTGTCATAGAGTGTATTAATGTTCCTACTGCCGCAGGTACGCCAACCTGGTAGTCAACTTTCGCAGCTAACTTTGGCATGCCTGGACAATTAGTCCATTTATCAGCAGAAGATGGGCTAAGTAAAGCGTGCTTCATTTGATACCTTTGCTTTCTCTTCTTCCTTTAGAATCTCCTCCATATCGTAAACAACTTTACCAGCTAGTTTTAGATAGTTTGGTCCCATTTTTTTGTTTCTCCAGTTCTCAATAGTCCTTGGAGACCGCATCCAGCGTTTAGCTAGTTGCTTGGTATCAATAAACTTTTTTTCACTATTACTCATTTTTTATTCCTTTTTGTGTTCAGTTGCATTATGATATACTCTCTTCTACGAAGAAACAAGTATAAAATATAAAAAAGGAAATATTATGAGTATAGACAAAATAACACCAGAAGAATGGGATCAATCTATAGATAGACTTGCAACCAATAACCAGGTAGGTGGCGAACATTATAACAAACTAAGAATACAACCAATTGATTATATTTATGCAAACAAGCTATCCTATAACTTAGGCAGTTGCTTGAAGTATATAACTAGAAGCAAAGGCGACAGAAAAGATAGAATAAAAGATTTGCTAAAAGCAAAACACTTTGTTGATCTTGAGTTGGAAATGGTCTACGGAGTAGATAATGAGGGTAATAATATTGGGGCTTACTCTGTAGAGGTAACAATAAATAACTGAGAAGATTATGAATTTTGATGAATTTAATGATCCAATATATGAAGAAAGAAACGGTAGAAAACCTATCTATATAAACAAATACCTTGCAAAAAAATTTATAGATTTTTGCCAGGCTGAACAGAAAGAACCACATGATGTGGCTGAGTATCTAATATCTTTAGGTATGAACTCTGTAACACATTATAAAGATCCTACTGTGTCTGTTGACATTGAAGCTCTTTAAATAAGTTTTCTACATTTTTCAGCGAGTCAATCGCTTGGATATCTTTGTCTTGAACAGTTACTTGCTTGCTACCATCTGGAAAGAAAAACATCACTTTTTGACAGTTTAACGCAACCAAAGCATATACATCTATATCACCTTTATCATAAAACCTAGTCTTAGAATGAGATCCACATCTAAGATCAAACCTCCAACTCCTTCTAGCTTTCTCTATTTGCTTTTGTGTTTTGACCTGGCACTTATAAAGAGTGTGGCCAACCTCAAAGATGATGTCGGCTTTAGAACCATGTGGCATAACAGTAACAGTATCAGAAAGGGTAGAAAGCACCGAGGCTACTAAATATTCTCCAGATCGGCCAACTCTTTCTGATTGGCGGGACATGAGGTTATTCTATTGGGGGGCTTAAAAGCTCGGAGGTTATTAAGGGCGTGGTTCTTTGTGCTGCCTGTGATCCAATATTTAAAGATTCTAGCAACGCTCTTTGTGATAATGGGCTTTGATATGATCCTAACGTCATAGAAGAAATTGCAGCGGCTATAGGATCTATTGAGGAAAATCCAGTCAAGGCTCCTCCTGCTGTTATAAATCTTGGTATTGTTCCTGATTCTGGTATTTCTCTGCCAACTATACCCTCTCCAAGCCTTCCTATATCTTGCAGTCTTCCTTCCCCTGTAAAGGTTCTTCTTTTCGCCGATGTTGGATCTAACGCCCTAGATTGTCTTAAAAGCTGAGTTGGCGTAAATGTAGTGTCTTTGGAGGATGCTGTTGCTGCTTTTGATATTGTTAGCAAATCACCATAAGCATTTTTAGCGTTTTTGTAATTTTTCACAACAGTTTGTGGATTATTTTTTATTAAATGATCTGAAAAAACATTATATATATCAGAATAAACCTCACCCATTTCTCTTTGCGCTGCGTCTGTACTTGTTGAGTAATTCCTTGCTTGTCTGTTTAAATACGAATCTGCTTTTTGTAAATCTTTACCAGTCAATTGACCTGTTACAGTTTTTCTTTTACTTTTTTCAAAAATCATTTTATTTAATTTTGAATTTATGTTTTTTATTTCTGCTTTTGTTAAGGGGCTATCAATTAATACCTCATTTATTTGTTGTTGTAATTCAGCAATGTTTTTTACTTTTAATCCTCTAACCGTTTGCTCCAATCTATCTAAAACAGTTCTTTCAAAAACCTTTGGAGCGTCTTCTAGTTTAATATCTTTAGGCATTTGATAACCGATTTTATCTAAAGCTCTGTTATAAACAGCTATATTAAATGTTTCTTTACCTCTTTTTAGAGCTTCGCTTGTTCCAATTAAAGGTATTGAGGTTGCTGTTTCTTCAAACCTTTTTAATCCTCTTGCCATTGGACCTCCAAGAGCTTGACCAGGAGTCAATTCAACTCCCTCTTCCATTAGCTCTTTGGCTTCTTTTGTTTTAGTGGGTAAAAGCCTTTGTGATACTGGGCCTAAAACAGCAGATGCAGCCCCACTCGCAGCACCAGATTTCAATCTTTCTCCAACATCCCCTTCAGCCATTCCTGTACCATAAGCTAATCCTAATCCGCCACTTTTCAAACCAGTTCCTAAAGCTGTTTTAGCCAAACCAAGACCGCCAGTAAGAAGACCTCCACCTATTTCAGATCCGTAAGCTAACGCTGGTTGTTCTTCTTTAAATGTTTGTATGTCTTGTCTAATTTCTTTAACCAAAGTTTCATAATCTTTATTACTAGCCAAAGATCTAGCAAAAGCTTCAACCTCATCACCAAAACCAAAAGCAAGCCCTTGACCGATGGCAGATCTAACGATATCTCTAAAACCACCAACTTCGGCTTGTTTTTGTATTGATTTGTTTGGTACGTATTTTCTATCTTTATATTTTGCCATTATTCAAAATCTGAAAGTCTAAATATAGTTAATCTTGGATTCACTGGATCAGTCATGTCCACATAAGCCTCACCATTTTTTATCTGACCAGAATCATATAGATCGCCAATATCCTGTTTATTTAAGTTTATCTGTTGATAGAGTGGGGGTACTAAATTATTTTTAAATAAGTAATCATTAAAACCAACTGTATCGCCTTTATTTTCTCTAAAATACTTTTCTTTAAGTCTTAACAGTTCTTGTTCTCTTTCCGCTTGTTGAATCATGGTTGCAAGTGTAAGCTCGTTTCCTTCTTTAGTATTACCAAGTTGAATGGTGGATGAGGCAAATAAATTGGCTTCAAAATCAGAAGTAGCACCAGAACCTGGCGGCCTCATTCTTGGAACTGTATAGTTTGCAAGAGCCTGGAATAATTCTTGTCCACTTACTTCTGTTTGATCTTGGCCAGTGATATCATTAAACAACCTTCTTAATGGTAAAGACACATTAGCTATTGGGCCAGTCTCAAAATTTGGGTTTTGTAATAATATTTGTGCAGATTGTAATCTTGGTAACAATTCTCTGCTTGTTGTTGCAATTTCTCTTGATGTTTTTATATCTGATTCGCCAAGTCTTGCTAATGATTTTATATATTCTTCTTCTCCTTTTCCCATCTGAATTACAGTAGCTTTGGCTTTTTCTTTATCACGTAAGAATGCAAGATATTCTGCTTCTGTGGGCGTTGAGTCTGTTCTTATATATTCTTCATAAGATGCTGGCCCTTTAGTTGTTTTAGGCGTAAACATTCTAGGATCTAAACCAGCTTGTATTAATTTTATTTGGTCAGCATATCTTGGATCTTGGGCAAATTGTTGCATCAATCTGTCTTGCTCTGCTTGTGCTTCTTGCTGTTCAAACTGTTGTTGTAAACCTATAGCCCTACCAACTGGATCTCCTTGTTTAAAAGCCTCTGCTGCTACAGATAATCCTATAGCACGCCTTCTATTTCTTTCAACTTGCTCCTCTGGTGTTAGAGGTGTTTTAGGTTTTCCAAATCCCATAATTAAATCCCTGGTAATCCTGTTCCTGCGCCTGGTAAAAATGAAGGCATGTTAATCTGCGAGGCTATGTTTGAAGCTCCGCCAAGTCCTCCTACTGATAGTGGGCCAAACATACCACCTGTAGCCATTCCAGCTGCTAATCCCAATATGTCGCCGCCAACACTTAAAGGTGACGCAAATTTTTCAGTAGTTCCGCTTTGGCCCATAAGTTTTGGCATCATTCCAAGTCCTTGTCCTAGCAATCCTAATTGATATGCTGGGTATTGTTGTTGTCTCATAAACTCGCTAAAGTCAAAGTCTCTACCTTGTTGCTCTAGTCCTCTAGCCAAACCACCGTAGCCACCAAGTAATCCTAGTGCTTGTTGTTGTCCGCCTAATAAACCACTTAGTAAACCAGCTTGTTGTTGTCTGCCTCTGAGTTCTAATTCTGGTGCAAGCATAGCCATCTGTTGTTGTCTTGCTATGTCAGACTCAGCAGCTCTTTGTGCTTGCTCAAATCCTGACTGTCGTAAACCTGCAACTGTTCTAGCTTCTTGTTCTTGTAAAGGTCTCAATGCTTCTTGCTCGTATATAGTTCCTCTTGAACCACCAAACGCGCCCGCACGCATTGCTACATCTTCTGCTTGCTGTTGTTGTAAATCTCTACGTCTAGCAAAGTCTTGCTCTGTTAGATCTATGACTCGTTGTTCATAAGGTGATTGATATGCACCAATATCTACATCTAATAAAGAAGGCACATCACTTAACTGTGGCGCTTGTTGACTGGCTAATTGTTGTAGCAGTCCAGTAGGATCAAGTCCACCAAATGCACTGCCGTACAGGTCTTGTATGCCTGCACCCATCTGCATCTCTTCTGGAGATAACCCAGCTATTCTATCACCAGTATAACCTTGGAATGGTATATCAGCTGCTTCTTTGGCTTGTTGATAATAGTCTTTAAATAAGTCCATCTGCCAATCTGGCATTGTGGCTTGCGAAGTTGTTTTGGTTTTTCCTTTACTCATAAATCTTTTCTAATTAAATGTTCTGTTACAAATCCAAGATGTTTAAGCTTTCTTGTCCATCCTTTTCTGCCACCACCGTAGAGCCTTTTGACTCCACATTGCTTTGCATACTCTTCTATGTGTGGCAACATTGCCTCTAATTCTTTATAGTCACCACCACAAAAAAGTAAATTCATTGCGGTGTGCTGTGGAAATACTACAAACTCTGTTACAAAGGCTGCGTTTTTACTAGCCCAAAGTAGGAATATTCCTTCTCTTATTTTATCTTCTATGTCATCAATTGTATAGGCATCTTGATGTTTAACCGCTTTTGCTATAAGAGGTTTAGTTCTTATCCATTCCTCTTGCCAGCTTTCTTTAATCGCCTTTTGCATACTCTACTAGACTAACAAATACATTAATGTTTGCATGGTTAACTTCTATTTTTAATATTTCACCAGCAGTTAAAACTAAGTCTCTTGTCAGCATTTCATCTGTTGCATGTGCTGTTATGTTGTGTTCTTTAAATAAATAATGGGTTGTTGCACCAGATACTACTGCTAAATCTATATTAGTTTGTTGGTTGCCATCATCACCTATTAAAATAGACTCAATAACAGCAAAGTCAAAGTCAGTACCGCTTGGTGCTGTGTATATTGTTTGTAATGAGCCAGTAGTACCAACATCTAATTTAGCATTAGTAACCTGTTGTATGTACTGGCTTTTGCTTTCTGGAGATATCATCTTCTACCCCTTGGTTTACCGTCTACTCTTATTTTGCCAACTTGGAAATCTTGGGTTAGTGATCCTGTCACTTTCATAGATACTTGTCTTGCGCTAAACCTTGCATCGGTATAACCATCTGTATCAAAAGTAAAGTTACCAAAATCTGTTTCTGCGCCAAGCGGTGTAAACCTACCTTTAAATCCTACTGTTATGCCTGGTAATGTTGCTGCTTCTTCATCTGGAATAATCTGATTAACTTGCACTACTCTATCGCCATTACCTATTTCTATAGGTGCGCTTTCACAAAATGGTACTTGTGTTCCTATGCCTGGTGAATTAAATAGTGATCTTTTATCGTGTTCATAAACAAATCCACTAGAGTCACATGATATTGGATGGTCAAATACACCTTGGTCTACCCAACATGTTCTGTCCATTGATCCTATTGACCATACATTATCTAAGTAATTCCAAATAACATATTTGTTTGGTGTTTGTTGGTCTATATCTCCAACTGGAAAGAACCACCAAACTTCATTAAAGTCTATGTTGTGTGTGCCAAAAGTATTAGCTGAACTGTTTATTTGTATATTATCAAAGATAAAATCATGCACGTCTGATTTAAGTTCTCTTAATCTACCATCAAATGTAAAGAATGAGTTCTCACCTATCCATGATATAAAGTTACCAGATGATGCTATTGCTCTAGGGCTAATAGCTTTACAGCTTACACCAGCATCTTGTATACCATATACAAATGGTGAGCCTACATAATAGAGTCTATTAATACCAATATCACTAAATATAATAATATCGTTTTGCCATTTAACTGCATATAAAGCTCTACCACCTGTTGGTATTTGCAAGTCACCTGCTGTATTTCTAGCAGTAGATGTCCAGTTAGTGTTATCTTCTCTATCTGACCAAGATACTTTTCTTGGATCGCTATTAGATCCTATAGCTATTAAATGTCTTTCGTTACTAACTATAATGGCTTGACAGCCTATTGGAGAATTACTGATTTGTGTAGCTATGGTATCTGGTGAACCTGATCCTGCATCTGGTCTCCATTGATAAATTTTACCGTCACTAGAACAACAGAAGACTAAATGCTCACCCCAGTTATCAAATGAAAAATGATCTACTTTAAGTGCTAGTGTAGATGTTGATCTTTCGTCACCGTAATCTTCTTCACCATAATCGTATGTACCATAACCAGTTGATGAATTTACTATATCGCCTACAAAACCTACTGGTGTTATGTCAGTCCATGTATCGTCATATAAAACATAGACTTTACTTCTAGTTCCAACAACTAATACTTTATTACCGTTATTAGCTCTATAAGAATACATAGCTATTGGTGTGCCTGTGAGTGCAGTATCTTTAAAATTTGTCCAACCACCTATTGGTTTTAGATAACCGTTTTCAAAACGTACTAAATCACCATCTACCCAACGTCCTTTATTAGCGTAGTCAGTACCGTTTTTGATTATTCCTGCGGGTGGTGTAATTGGGTATAGGGCCATTGTCAGCTCCTATACTGTACGTTTCCACATATATGCAACTATGTATGGTTGTAAGTTATTATGCGCCCCACCGCCACCTGTGGCTTGTGTAGTTTGTGTTGATGTTGGCGCACCACCAGCAACCTCTATTGCTCCAGTACCACCTGGATTGTCACTAGTGCTTAATGAATGTGTATGTGATGGTATTTCACTAATAGAAAGTGTATGTGTTTTTGCACCGCCAGTCTCTTCTGCTGTGTCAAAGTCTGTATCACCAGAATCTAAACCAACTATAACCTTACCAGCTCCGAAAGCTACCCATGTACCAAAGCCAAGCAATGTTGCTGGATTGGTTGAACTGGTTGCATTGATATAAATAGATCCAACTGGGTACACCTTTTCTAGCACGTTAGTACCATCGATTTGTAGCTCGCCACCAGTAGTATTTACATTACCACTAGCGGTTACAGTTGTTGCTGTTACTGTGGTTGCTGCAACAGTTGATGCTGAATTAGCACCGATAGCAGTACCATCTATTGCACCGCCATTAATATCTACTGTGGTTAATGTAGATGTACCGCTTATTGTTGCGCTGTTTAAAGTAGCTAAACCAGTTGTTGATAAAGTAGTAAATGCACCTGTAGAAGCTGAGTTAGCTCCTATTGGAGATCCATCTATAGCACCACCATTGATATCAATAGTTGTAAAAGATGCTGTACCAGTAGAAGTTAATGTTCCTGCTACTGTTAAAGTTTTACCGCTACCAACATTAAGACCAACACTAGTTCCGTTACCAGCGTCTGCAAAGATACCATCAACAGTATCTAGGTCTGTGTTAATTTTACCTCCCCAAGTATTAGTAGATGCTCCTACTTCTGGTTTGGTTAGGTTTAAATTGGTAGTAAAGGTATCTGCCATAATGCTTACTTCTTAAATTTGGATTTTATTAACTCAATCCATTCTGGTTTCTTTTTATATATTATAAACAATATTACGCCTGTTATGACAATTATCTCTATCAAGACTTCCATATTACTCTCCTATGGTTTTTGTTTCAGTAGTTGGGTTAATCTCTTCAGCTATTTTAGAGTCTAAAGCAGATTTTAAGTTTGCTACTTCCTCTTCACCCATAATGCCTTCTACCCAACCAGTAACTACTGCATTGGTTAAGTCTGCAAAAGGTATAAAGTCAGAACCAATATCCTCTAGTGATAATGATTGTGTGCCATAAACACTAGCAGTATATGGTACTTGCACTCCATCTACTTCATGTGTCTCGCTGCTCTCAGCGTTTAGTCTGTAATGTACGTTATATACTGTGTCAGTATGTTCTTCGTATGTGGGATAAACGTCTACTGTTTTGCAATCCCAAGTGTATGTATTTGCCATGTTATATTTCTCCTATATTGCTGCAATTATAAATGCTAAGAGTTCATTATACCTGACTCCTAACCTAGTTTTCT